GTGCCTGTATGTAACTGTCTATCTCATCTATTATAACTATAGCCTTATGATTTTCAATCCAGGTCAATACTGAGTAAAAGAGATCACTTATACCTTTTCTGCTAAAATATGTATGGTGAGTAATAACTCCTATGGTTTTATCTCTTATGTTACCAGCAGCCTCTTGATCCTCATTTACTTCATCTTCTTCTGCAGCCTCTTCTAAACTATAGCCTGATCTTAACTGCTGTATGGCTAACTGCTTAAGCTTCTTACCTGTCCTCTGTTCTATAGTCTCAACAAATTCAGCCATTGATGTTTTATTAGATGTGCAGTAAATTACATGTTCACCTGCTGCAACTTTTTCAAGGAAATAGCTTACTGATGAATAAGTTTTGCCTGATCCAGTTGGTGCTGCTATAAGCTTTACTCTACCTGGCTGCTTAAATGCTTCATTTATCTGCTTAAACTCTTCTGCAGTCTGATCAGAACCACTAAAAAGAGAGGAAAGTATATCCTTCAGGTTCACCTTCTCTTTAGGAAAGTGCTGCAGCCACTTCTCATTAAGCCTATAGTTTAACTTCTTGATCTCTTCATGGCAGCTCTGATGAAAGCAGCCTGCATATAAAGTATTATTATCAGTGATTATTATATCAAATTGAGTGTTAGCACTTTCCCCATGGTGCAGGTGTTCATAAGGACATGATCCTTGTAGCTTATAGTAATCACCTGTAACCTCTCTATATGTCCATAGGTGCAGCTCCTGATCATCTGAGATTATCTTCTTAAGCAATTCTTTACCACATTGATCCACCTCTTGCCCATCTGGATGATCCCCAGGATGATCCCCAGGTGTAGCACTAAAAAGATCATCCTGCTTACCGGCCCGCGTCTTATTCCTTTTCCTCTTCCTCTTTTTAGTGTTCTCTCTGATCCAGGTCAGCAGGTCAGCAGGTAATTCTCGAAGTTCTCCTGAAAGTTTATACTCTTCACCTGAAGGATGTAAACCTGCGACCTGTACTGTTTTGCCTCCATAGATCACCTCAAGCCCATAACGATCAAGAAATTGTCCATCAGTGCTGCTTATATCCAGGTCAGCAGCCTTATATAACAATGTGCCTTTAATTTTGGCCTGTAGCACTTCAGCCGGTGCAGCCTGACCATGATAAACAATCATAGTATCACTAAAAAGATGTGAGATTTGAACCTTTGAAGGATCATCTATATCTATAGCGATCAGTGCTGCAGCCTGTCCTGTATAAACTCCTAAACCCGATTTTGATCCATAGTTCCAATCTGTTCTTATTTCGTTCAGCCTTGAACCTTTAGGATTATACTTATACTCTTTTGGAATAGGAAATAAGCCTAAAGCTTTTAACATCTCAGCTTTTTTGGTGTTCTCAATTTTAAAAATAATCTCTTTAGCCTCTTGCCTGTAAAAGTCCAGGTCAAGATCAGCAGGTAAACTTGCATCTGTTATATCATTAACAATCTTAACTGATCCTGATTTTTTAATTTTAATATTTTTACTGTCTTTACTTTTACGTAAAAGATCACCATCAATACTTATATACCACCTATTATTCTTCTGTAACTTGTTACCATCAATAAAAGCATTATAACCTTTATTGCTCTTATACGATTGTAAATAATCATGTATATCTGATTGATCATTGTCAAAATTTATAGTTTCTTCTACAGGTATATTTTTTAGAAAATAATTCTCAAGTGCTTTAGAAACGATCTTACAATCATTCTTTTTATACAAATTCCAACCATCAAATATGCCTTTTCTTTTTAATTTTCCATCTGTCAATTCTGCTATATAATTACTTATATCTCTTCTTATATATTTTTTGTAAACTGTTTTTTCTAAATTAAAACCTGTGCTTTTTTGCCATGCATCACATATGGCTGTAAACTCTTTCACCTGATCAACTTTTACCTTTGCTGTTATACCATCTGTGTTGGCACTTATAACTTCAATATCTGCTTCAGATAGCAGCTCTACTAACATCAATAAGCTTAACTGTCCTGTGATTGTTACTGTTAACATAAGCTTTGGATCACACATGAAAGAATACTGATTGCCTGTTTTACCATAAGCTGAATTTATAACTATCTTTAAACTATCAGCCTTTAACTTCTCTCCTGATTGTTTAGCTTTGATCCTTTCCTCGGTGATCTCTCTTAAAATGTCTGTCCAGGTAGAAGTTAAATGTCCAGGATGTAAGCTCATATTTAAAATAATGGAAGGATAATATGAAGTAACGTCTATATCATATATAATATTATTCTCATCAGTCGTGTAAACTCCAGGTTCATCTATGGAATGTAAACCACCTGATCCCAGTGCGTAAGTTTTATCTTTAATTGTTATCTCTCTTTTTAGTAATTCAGCCTTCAGCACATTGTTCTTAAAATTTAAAGTTATGGCCTTCAATTCAGATAGCAATTCATTAAGTGCTGTAGTTTTAAATTTTATATTATCAGTTATACAATCGGCTACGTTTATAAATTCATATTCTGTTCTCAAAGCTCTTAACTGCTCTGGCCTTATGCCTGATCTCCTGATGTATAACTCTTTAATAATAGCCTCGGCACATTGAGCCTCACTGGCTGTTATAACCTCAACTTTATATAAATGTTCAAGCTGCAATCGTAACTCTACAGATTTATACAGTTTGTTCCATAGTTCCATTGTGATCCTTATATCATTTTTACAATAATCTTTAACATGATCCTTCTCTTCATCTGTAAGCTCTTTATCAAAGGCATGAGGAAGATCCTGTATTCTCTCACATTTCAATCTTACTGCTATCTGTTTTAAACTTGTTTTTCCTGCCTGCTGATCATCATCTTTAAATGCTAATTGCATAAGATCAATAGACCTGTGCCATGGATGTGTAACTCTCCACTTTAGATTATTATACAATTTCTCATTACTTCTGGTTATTATCTCCTGTGAGAGGTTATATAGTTCATCTGCTGTTTTATATTTTTTATAATATATAGCTTTTAGTAATAGATCATCATAACTTAAATTGTTATAACCTATGAGAACTAGTTCAGGATCAGCTATGAAACTTTTTAGTGATTCCAGTTCTGCAGCAGTAAAAATATTAATACCTGCTGCTGACAGGAAGATCACTAAAAAGAAGTTAGGATAACATTCTATATCATATATGGTTAATTCTTTATTAAAACCATCTATCTTTTTGATCTTGCAATTATTCATAATCTTTGATATACTCCTTAACAGAAAATGGTATTTAAATAACCTACCATACTAAATATGGTTCAGGTTTTAAGGTTTAATCCCAGGACTTAGATGATCACTACTCATCTAAGCCCTTAAGATTTTCTAGAAGGGATCAGAATATTCCTCTTCACCTTCAATAAATTCTTCTTCCTCTTCCTCAGGTAATGGTTTTAACATTGGTGCTGCTGTAGCTGGATCATTTGCTGCAGGTGCAGGTGTTGGTGCAGGTGCTACAGGTGCAGGTACTGCTACAGGTGCAGGTGCTGCTGCAGCCTTCTTCTTTATGGTTCTAAACGTAACTATGTTAGGATAACTTCCAGTTTCTTTCTCCTCTACTTCAATAGCAGCAACAACCTCTTTGCCTATAAGCTCTTGTTCGTCCAAATCTGCAAATTCACTTAAACTTAATTGCCTTCCAAAAAAACCTTTAATTAACTTTGTAAGGTTTGCCTTACTGCTGCCTGTATATGTTAAACCTGTAGTATAGTTCAATATAAAAGGTTTGCCTTGACTGTCGATAACATTACAATCCTTAGAGCCTATAGTTTCAAATTTCCATCTGAGTTTATCCTGAGATTTTCCTTGAAATTCTAGCACACAAGGTTCGATCTCCTTCAATCTTAACTTATACTCGCCTTCTTCAGGCAATTCATAAGTTCTAATCTCTGTATTAAACCTTTCTGATAACTTAGCCATTAACATAATCCTCCTTCTTCAATTTCATTTCCCCATGATGACCACCCAGGTCTTAAACTTCTTGCAAAAAGTTCTATCTTACTGCAGCCTGGATACATCCTTTCAATCAGTTCATAAGCTCTTACAGGTTTCTGGCTATGCTTTGTCCTCCTCTCTCTGATCACTGATGAGAACCTGTTACCAGGATCAGGACATGGAAATTTACCTTTAATACCTATTAATAAAATCTCATGCTGTATCCTGAAGTAATTGCCTAAACCGATAATCTCTTTATCCCATATTGCACAGGTTTTATAGGTAAAGTTCCATGTTGTCATAACTTGTAAAGCTTCAGGCAATAGTGTTGCAGTTGCCCACAAAAATAATATTGAATTATCTGCTGCAGGTATATGAAGATCCTTTATGTCCTGCAAGTTCATAGTAGGATAATGGTTTTCTGCTGTTGCCCTTGTAGCTTTATTGTTATATGACCATGGAGGATCACAATATAAAACCTCATAAAGCTTAATTCTTTTTGGTGTTTCCTGTGCTGCTACAGCTCTAACCTCTGATCCCTGGCTTACAGGTCTAACATCTGATCCCAGTGCTACAGGAAAATCACTAAAAAGATCAGGCATCTTCTCACAGGTGCAGCTCTTATAACTCATCAAATCACTCCTCTCTGTTTATTCATCTGATACATACTTAGTATTTTATACGTTAGCAATTCAGAAGTTTCTCTGTTACAACCAAAATAGATAAATACTCCATATTTTTGCGACCATGATATGATACTGGCTAGTACTGCAGCAGGTTTCATTTTACTAAAGGTAAAAGGATTGAGCAGGTTCAATAAGCTGCTCTCAATCATCAGTACTGGATAATTTATAAACTGCAGCCTCTTAAACTCATCTTCAAATCTCTTCCTGCCTGTACTCAGTGAACCATAAAGATCAGCAGTACTTTTTCTTTCTATCACAATCTGATCTTCTAAACCATGTAAACTGTAATCACCTGTTTTTAGTGTTTTCCTTATGCAGTTACAAGAATACTGCTTAAAGCTATATGGCCTTTGTTCTCTTGTGTCTATAACAATCTGTAGATCCATGGTGAAACTCCGATCACTAAAAAGTTTAGAATAATAAGCAGGTATTTTGTAAGATATATGGTATAATATATGTGTGTTCTATGTGGCTTGAAAGCTCTTTTCTTTTATTCAAGCCTTTTTTATTTTATTAACCTGCTCTTTTTGTTTGTCCTCAAAGATCACTGTAAAAATTTCCATCAGGTGCAACAAAACTTGTGTTCTAGTACCTAATATAAAATTTACCACATTATCAAAACGATCTAAAAGTTCAATAGGTACTTCAAAATTTACAAGTTTCTTGCCTTTTTTTAAGCTGTTGTTAGTTAAACTGTCCATATGATCCCTCCTTTACATTTTAATTATAACCCCTGGCCTTGCAACCCCTGACCTAATGAAACTATTATATAAAGAAAAGTCTTTATATTCAACCATATTTAACAAAATAATAAGCAATAACAAACCTAGTTTTATCTTTTTGTAAAAACTAGGTAATTAAAACTATTATGGCATCATAATCTTTTCTATATCTATATTTTTATAATTTCTAGTTTTTATCTTAATGTAAAGTTCTTTATCACTTGTATTTATCAAATTGAGAACTTCATCTAAACCTCTGATCTCTTTTATAGCTTGATCCACTATAAAACCTCTTTGTTTAGCCACAAATATTTCTTTTTCAGAGTTTAAACTGTAAGTTTTTCCACTAAAAAGATATAAAACTGATACTAAAAAGTAATGATCTGAGTTTATATCTATAGCAAAAGGTCTTATGTTCTGTTTAATTTTCATACCATTTAGCTCTTGCACTTCATATAATGCTATATAGAAAAAACCTAATTGATCCAGAATATTATTTAGAATGTTTATAAGTTTCTTCTTATCTCCTTCTCTGCTTCTTGTTTTATGAATAGTAAATTCAAGTTCTAAACCTCTAATGCAACGTTTATTTTCCTTTTTGGTGATCTCTGGCCATTCATCACCAGCTTGTTTAAACCTTTCATAAAGTTCATTAATAGCAAATTCAGCCCAATACTTAATACTTTTCTTATCTTTTTTGTTTATATTATCCAGCATAGACCATATTTCATAATCTATATCAATAGCCTTCTTATCACTTTTCTTTTTATAGTTCATAAATAACTCCTTCCTTGAAAAACACTAAAAAGTGAGATATAATCAAGCTACAAGGCATAATCCAGGATATTACTGCTCAAGGTTCTTCCTGGAGGTGCTTTTCCTATTTTTATAAAGGTATATCGTAATTATTCTCACCTATGGCTTTATTGGTAAAATATTCAGCTATACGCTTTTCTGCTTTCTCCTGTTCAAAACTCTCTATTGTATCATCAAGAAACTGCTTCATGCTCACCTGCTTATCTGGTAGGTTCAATTCATCAGTAAAACTCTTCTTTTCTTCTTCTGTAAGATTGGTATATTTATTAATCATAGTTTCACCTTCTTCCTTTTTTCGTGTTCTAATCTTCAGCCTGTAAATTTAGATGTTCCATTAATGCTTTTATAACGATATCTCTCATATTAACATCCAGATCAGCAGCCCTCATTCTTAAACTTCGATGTAATTTTTTAGGTATTTTGATGTTTAATACCTTTTCATCCTTAACATCTTTCTTTACCTTAGCTTTTGCCATTATAACTTCAATCCTTTCTTTATTTATCTTTATATGTTATTATACAGGTATAATTTTAATTAATCAATAGATAAGTTTATATTAAATTTACATCAACATAATAGATTACTAAATATATAAAGAATTAAACCTATAGGTTTTTATGTAAACATAAAAAGTAAGGTTAAACCTTTATGCTATCTATGTTTCTTGAACCTTTATACATAATAATACTAAAAAATACAATGTTGCTAAGTTTTTGCGTAAAAATTTTAAATTATGACGTTTTTAAAGAAACCTTGATTTTAAGCCATTTGTTAAAAATAAAAATGTCGTATAATCCGTATTTAACGACATTATTTTGACTGCTCTTTTTGCGATTGCGTAATAAATCTTAAAAGTCCTTACTGTATAAGGCTTTATAGAATGTTAAATTATAAATATAAAAATGTCGTGTTTTTTGTAAGCATAATATTTTTAATATGGCCTCTAAAATGCGTTTTAAAGTAGGTCAAGGTGAAAACATACTGCTATATGTTAAAAATTTAATCCTGAGTGATTATATAAGTATTTAGCTATGCTGTAGAAGTATAACTGCTGAAGAAAGAACCACTAAAAAGAAGAATAATAAAAATATAGGTGCTGCAAGTTCAACCCTACCATAGTTTCCACCATGGTCTTTTTAGTGTTTCCAGTTCAGCCTTCCATCTCTCAGCGATCATCTGTTCTCTCTGCTCACCTTCAGCCTTTAACCTCTCAACTTCCAGCCGGTGCAGCTCTTGCAGCTCACCTATGGCCTTTTCCTTTTCCTGCTGCAGGTCAGCCTGTAGATCAGGTAATGCTTTAAGCTGATCCTGCAGCTCTCTATTCTCCAGGAGTAAAGTTTCAACCTTCTCCTTTAAAAACTGGTTCTCTTTTGCCATAACCCCGGCCTGATATAATAGTTGCTGTTCCATGGGCTTAACAAGTTCAGCCTGTTTCCTCTCAAAGAACCTTTCCATTACTGCTTCAAGCTTTTCAGTTATTTCCACCTGTGAGAAAGAATGATTATCACTTTTTACTGTATGATTATCAGGTGAGAAAGAATGATTATCAGGTATGTTAAAAACCCTTACCAGTTCCTCATTCTTAATAGTAAGCAGCTCTTTCCCATTTATTATCACTTTCTTAGATTGCAGTTTACCTGATTTTATAAGCCTGTACAGTGAACTTATACTTTTACCTGTAACCTTTACAGCTTCATTAATCGTTAAATTTCCATTATGGTTTACCATACTTTCTCACCTTTTCTTATTATGATAATCAGTTATTCTCACAGTGAGAAGGAATAAGAATAAATGATTATCACTAAAAATATAAAACCTGTGAAACTGCTCACGTTAAGAGCCTCTTCACAGGTTCTTATAATTTATTCGTTATGATAAAGTAAAAATCCTGCTGAATAGATATAAAGATCATCCAGGTCAGAGGTTAATGCTCTGGCACTGATGTAAGAGGTTAGACCCCAGGCATCCAGGTCAGAGGTTAATGCTCTTATATCATAACTATCCTTTGCAATCGATACTTACGAGTCATTCATCTATAAAAGTATGGAAATTTGAGGCAACTATGCGATTCGAATCGATATTTTAGTTACAAAAATTGAGATGACAGGATTTAAGGTTTATTGCTGTACTGCTGACAGAAAAACACTAAAAAGAGTTAATTTTTTACCATACCCTACTTATAGGTTCACTCTCAAAACATCGAAACACCTTATAATCTATATCGTTTGTTTTACTTATATCAATTGTCATTTCCAATGCATCCAGGAGATCATCATGTGCAACTTCAGGATAATATAACAACTCTTCAATCAAATTTTGCATATTCTTCTGCATATATATCTTGCCATTTTCGAAGTAGGTGCTTAAACTTATGATCCTTGAATATTTATCCTTCTTATTCTTTACTGGTTTTATTCTTAAAAGTTCCTGAGATAATAGCTGCTCTTTCAAGCTGCTTTGATAACCATTCTCCTCTATTGCTATTTCGTTATGATTATACTTATCAGCTTTGCTCAATATGGTTCTCACCTGTGATGTAAAGTTCAATCGTTCTTTGAAAGCTTCCAGGATATATATATCTTTGTTTTTAGTGATCCCCAACGTGATAAAGGCAAAATAATCAGCCTTGCTGCTCTGGCTGATAGCAGGATCAATACCACCAAAAAGTGTTAACTTCTCATCTCTTACATAAAATTCAGTTCCCACTTTTGAAATATCGTTAGGATTGTAATACTTTAACCAATCTTCTTTAAAAATTTTAGTTTCAAGGTTTAAAGGCTGGTTCATAAACTCAGATTGGAAAGCTATACTACCAATCTGCTTTTTCTTATCAGCAAGTTTAGACAATGACCATTTAGCTGGCCATAAAGCGTTACCTTCTGCATTAATAGCAGTATAAAGCTTTGAGGTATAAGTTTCATTCTTAAACAGATTTTTTAATAAGCTATCATGGTGAAGGATTGTTCCTATGATAAACAAGCGACCTGTATCAGGATCAAGTGTATTGACTAAAGCCTTGTTAAACCAGTTTAAAAGTTTACCTCTCTGATCTAAAGTAAGAACATGTTGATCATTCTCTATATCATCACATATGATTAGATCAGGTCTATGCTCTTTCATTCTTAAACCACGCATTTTAGTATCAGAACCCCTGGCAGCAACCCTGCAACCTGAGTTTAGAATTATATCCCGATCTGTATATTTAATATAATTATTTGAACGATCTTTTTTTGGCATAATATGCTCACCATAAAAACTTGTAAGTTCATCATTATCTTCTAGTTCTGACACAATATCACGAAGAAAACCTTCAGCCTGAGAAGTAGTATCACTCACAATAACGATAAATTTATATAACTTTTCACATATAGCCCATAGTGGAAAGGCAAAAGAAACTATAGTTGATTTTGCGAATCCACGTGGTGCTGCTATAACAACTGATCTTTCATTTATATCCTGGCATAACTGGATTATATCATCATGCATGCTGCAGCCTTCTATGGAAAAATAGTGCTTTAAAAACTTATCTATAAAACATCTAAAAGAAAGATTGTTTTTATCACCTATAACCCCAGGTGCTGCTGCAGGTGTAACTGTAGCAAGTATATTTCTTATTTTATCTATTTTATAACTTAACTGCATAACTTTAAACCTCCTGCACTTTTGATCATAACCTCAGCTTTATCCATACTTTTGGCCTTCTTCATACCTTCAACCTCATCCATTAAAACCTTAACATTATCAGCCAGATCAACTGTTTCAAATATTTTAGTTAAACAATTTGCTAAATAACCAAAAGTTTTAGCCTTACTTTCACTTATTTTTTCGTGGTGTAGATCAGTTATCACCTTAATAATGAAATGTTTAAGATCATCAGGTGTTTTAAGTTTAAGTTTATTGTATGAACCAAATTTCCTTGCCATTGAAGATCAACTCCTTACAATCATTATTTTTATTATTTAAGTTTATGGTTAATTTACTTAACTTTATGGCTGATCTATTTAAATTTATGGCTATTCTATTCACTTATATTATAGCATAAAATAACGATTTTTACCAGTATTATATATAAAGTTAAAAGTTTAATTCAGAGTATATCATGTAAAGCTACGAAAAATTTGCCTTAGAAGTAGTAACACTAAAAAGAAAGAGTGATGACAGTATATTGTTATATGTCTTATATATCCTGATTATACCTTAACCTTAAGCCATTTTTTTATTATTTTAACTTGTTCTATTTTTACATATTTTACAAAATAAGCTGTCATCAATTTCTGATTTTACGTACTTCTAGGCTCAATCAGAAAGTGATGACAAGCTTAGAAATTACTCATTCTTTTATAATTTTACACAAAAATATGCATATTTATTTTTTCCTTAAGTGATTGTTACTTATATACTCTGAGTTTAGATTTTAACATTATTCACTAATTTCTATAGCTTCTTTTATTCTGTTTTGATCTTCATTTGAAAATCTATTTAGATTTAACGTTCTATATATTTCTCTCCAGGTGTAATCTTCTTCTTTCAAGCTTCTTGCTAATCTGATTTTGCCTTCAATCTTCTTCTGTTGTTTTACCTGGTCATATTCACCTTTAACCTCTAACCTCTGTTTAGGTGAAACTTCTGAGAGGTCTTTTTTTAGTGCTTTATCTAATTTCTTCTCTTCAGGATATAGGATCAGTTCTCCTGTTTTATGATAATTCTCTATGGTTCTTAACAGAACATTCTGATCCTGTTCATAGTAAGCAGTTTTAATTTCACTGCTCACCATGGCCTTAAATTTCTCTGCTAACAGTTTAACCTCTTCCTTCTCTGTATGTGCTATTGCTATAACCTTCCGGCCTTTACCTCTAAGTATTCTACCAGCATTTTGTATGGTAGTAGTTATGCGATCATCCTGCTGCAACCTTTTGATCTCCTCCACTGTTAATTCCTGCAGGTTATAAGCATTAGAAGGTTTAAATATATTACTATCAATAAAACAGGTGTAAAATTGTGGAAGGTTTACAGCTCTGCCAATATTCCCTCTGCTATGACTGATCATATACTTCCAGCCTGTTTCAGAAAACTTTTCTTTAACGTCAAGATCATTCTTGTTGTATTGTGCAGCAGGTGTATTTTGAGGAAATTTTTTATACAAAGAATATGCTTCGTTTTTTACTGGTTCAAATATAAGAACCTTGCCAAACTCTTGAAGGTTCTCAATTAATACCTGATCCTGCTTTATATACTTGAAGTATTTACCATAGCCAATAATAAGAAGTTCATCTATTTTTAGTGTTGACTCAATTATATTAATCTCATGAAGATCATCAAAGCAGGTTTTAAGGTAATTCTTGTTTGACTGGCTAACTGTAGCTGATAAAAGTATAATTTCTTTAGCAGCTGCATTAAGGTAAAAAGGTACTGCTAGATCAGTTAAGCTTAAATAATTAACATCACATAACATATAAGGATATCGTATTTTAACCTTATCCTCTTCTGAAAGTTCATCCAGTTCAGCCGGTGTTATGGGTTTATCTTTTAACATAGGATAATAACTATAGATTACAGGATTATAAGCACATTCTATCATATCAGCCATAGCTATTTTTAAGTTATATAATTCATTATCATCCATATAAAACTTATAAACCTTATTCTTCAAATATTCCTTATGCTGCTCAATCAATTTTATATTTAATCCTCGTTCAGGAATAAACATTTCATGTTTCCAGTTAACTATCATATCAGGTAACTTCATAGAATTTGTTATAAATTCATTCTCTTCAACTTTAGGTAATTGATAAAAGTTAGGTATGTGATATGAATTAACCTCATATTTAAACATTGAACCTTTATAACAATGGCTGCAGTTATGCTTACCTCGAAAGCTCGGACATTTATTCCATCTGTAATAATATGTAACCTCTGATCCTTTAGGCTTTAACTTCTTATATCTCGTTTTTAGTGATATTATTTTACTCTGTGCCTGTATGTAACTGTCTATCTCATCT